GGACGTCTTACGCTCGAAGGACCGCTTTCTAAAGCAGTTTCTAAGAGAGTCAGAGTGCCGAGACTTTTCTCGGGGCTCTGGTTACGCGTGTTTGATAAGAACGCCTGTCTAAGACAGGAGGTCGACACATTCGCAATTCTTTTGCTTCGGCAGTTTTGCTGCCTTGGTAAGAAGTTGCGAGTGGCATGTTCACAGAGCAAGATCAATCAAGCTCTGAGGAATTACCATGATGTCGAACGAGAACTCCGACTCCCTACCCTTTGGTGGGGAACCGATGTCCTCTATGTCCACGAAGACTGTAGTCGTCTCAACCTTGATGACGGCTATTCTTCAGGTTTCTCCAATCCTCATTCAGTCTCTTGCGAATCGATTGACTCGCTCAAGGCCGAAGAAGATCAAGAAGCCCTAGGACTCCTCCTCGAACGTGTTCAGCATGTTGCTGACATGGTCGTCGGTTCTTTTGACCCTTATGATCCGATATCTCTTAGCGAGATATGGGAGAGTCTGGGTCGTGGAACCGGTTTTAGACATGGCCCTGGTGCTGTTTCGGAAAAGCTCGGAAATCATGAGAAATCAGATTTCCCGAACTGGCCCGAGAAGCTGCAGCACGTCTTTCCATTCGACTACGTCGGTAAAACGGCGGGGTCGGACGCGGAAAGGCCCTCGAAAGAGGAAGAGCCGTCCAGATTGATCTGCGTTCCAAAGACCGCAAAAGGTCCTAGGATTATTGCAGCTGAGCCGACAGCACATCAGTACTGTCAGCAACATATGCTGCGATACTTCATGGATCAGTTTAGGGACAAATTTGGAGTCGATGACTCCAAAGATGTTTTCTTTATTGACCTGAAGAAGCAGAGTAAATCTGGCGCTCTTGTTCTGCAGTCATCCCTGGATCGAGAACTTGCAACGGTTGATTTGTCCGATGCAAGTGATCGACTATCGTGTTGGACCGTGGAGCGTATATTTAGAAGTAATCCTTCTTTATTACACGCTCTGAACGCCGCACGAACGACGCTCCTTAGAGATGACGTTTCTAAGGAACCCAAGCTTCTTAGGCTTAAGAAGTTTGCGTCTCAGGGGACAGCAGTGACGTTTCCTGTTCAAAGTATAGTATTTCTATG